CTCGACTTCTCGCTGATCAATGCAGGATGGTACGCGCGCCACGGATTCCCCCTCCTCTACAACGCGTTAACCGGCGGGGCGCCTGCATGGTCCGGAGAGCCGGTATCGCTTCAGACGGCGATGGGTCATTCGGTTGTGAATGCATGCAACCGGCTGATTAGCGAGACGCAGGGATCGGCGCCGCTCATGATGATGCAGCGGAAGGGCTCCGAGAAGCAGCAAGCGACCAGCCACCCGATGTATTCGGCTCTCCTGAACGCGCCAAACCATGAGATGTCGGCGATGAGTTTTCAGGAAACGCGGACGAGCCACTGTGTCATGCAGGGGAACGGGTTCGCGCAGATCGTCCGGCGAAGTGGGACGGGCGTTGCGATTGAGTTAAACGCGCTTGATCCCGGGCAAGTGGGACTCGACCGCGAGAAAACCGGGCAGAAGCGCCTGGTGTACATCGTCAAGCACAGCTTGGGAGGCGTTGCCGGTAACAACGAGACAACTTACACGGTCGATCCCGGCAAGCCGCAAGACATCCTGCACATTCGCGGTTTGGGCTGGGACGGCCTCCGCGGCTACTCGGTCATCACCATGGCCAGGCAGAGCATCGGGACCGCGCTCGCTACGGAGCGTCACGTTGCTCGCTTCTATGCCAACGGCGGCCGGGTTCCTTATCACTTGGAAAGGCCGAGGAAATTTAAGAACGACGAGGAGTTCAATAAGTTCCGGCAGGACTGGGAGCAGACATACTCCGAGCCACACAAGGTCCCGATCCTAGAGGACGAGATCAAGTATGTGCAGGACGGCATGAGCGCCGTAGATTCGCAAATGCTCGAGAGCCGGCTCTTCGACATCCACGAAATCTGCCGCTGGTTTCTCATGAGTCCGCACCTGGTCGGCGATTTGAGCCGCGCCACGTTCAGCAACATCGAGCAATTGGCGCTCGAATTCGTCAAGGTCACGATGGGGCCATGGTTCAAGCGCTGGGAACAGGATCTATGGCGGTGCGTGCTCACCCCAGATGAGAAGGGCCAAGGCTATTACTTTAAGCACGACATCACCGACTTGGTTAGCGGCGACTTCCTGACAAGAATGCAAGGCTTCTCGATCGGGCTGCAGAACGGAGTCTGGAGCGATAACGAAGTCAGGAATTCTCTGGATATGAACCCGTTCAAGGGCGGCGATGGTCACAATATCCAGCTCAACATGCAGCCGGTACCTGCGACGGGACTGGCGCCCCCTGCAAGCCAATCGCCGCAACTGGTACGCATCAGCGAATAAGTCACTTCGAAAGGAACACAATGCCTCCAACTAACGCCACGTCGACGAAACGACGTTTCTCGATCCAGGTCAAGGAAATCGGAGCCGATGGATCATTCGAAGCAATACTCGCTTCCTACAACACCAAGGATCTTGGCGGAGACATCATCGAGCCCGGCGCCTTTGCGAAGACCATCAAGGAGCACGGATCAGAGGTTCCACTTCTCTGGCAGCACAAAGCAGATCGTCCTATCGGCACGTTGAGCCTGGTCGACGGCCCAGATGCGCTCCGCGTCAAGGGCCAGCTCGTGATGGACGTCCCCGATGCGATGAATGCTTATCGGCTCATCAAGGCCCGCGTGATCAAGGGCATGTCGATCGGCTATGACACGATCAAGGACCAGGTCGAGAACGGCGTGCGGATGCTGAAAGAAGTACGGCTCTGGGAGGGATCCATCGTCACCTTCCCGATGAACGAAGCTGCGATGATCACCTCGGTCAAAAACGTGGGCGGAACTGAGACGAAGGACGATTTCAATACCGAGCTCTCAGAGATTCAGCTGCAGGACGCCGGCTACCAAATGCGCTATGCACTGTTTAACGCGCTCGGAAGCTGCATCTGGGCCAGCGGCATGACAAAGGACGACAAGGTTGCCGCGGCAAAGGCCTCGATCGACCAATTCGCCGAAGCCTACCTTACCTATTTTCCCCAGTATCTCGATTGGCTCGCGAGCGTGTACGGCGACATGGAGATGATGGGCCGCCTTCAAATGGAAGAGAAGGACATGGGCTCGGTGCTCAGCCGCGGCATTAAGCGCGTGGGTACGTATCGCAAGCTGCAGGCAGGCCTGATCTCGCTCACCCAGGCGAGAACCGAGCTGAAGGAAGGCCGCAAGTTCTCGGCCGAGACCACAAAGACTTTGAAGGCAGCCCACGAGCACGTAAAGGACATGGGCGATAGTTGCAAGAGCCTCGACGATATTTTCGGTTCACTGTTCGATGACGAAGCCGACGACGAAACCGAAGTTGATTCGGGCGACGACACTTCAAAATCGACAGCCGTGCCGGAAACGAAAACCGAGCCGGTTGAAGACCACTCGGCAGCTGCAGAAATCCTCACTGGTCTGAGGTCGCTGATTCCGAAAGCGTAATCGACGGAAAAATCTCAATACCCGAGGAACACCATGGAACTCAAAGACCAGCTCACTGCGCTGCAGGCCGAGCTTAAGACTCACTTCGACAAGGCTACCGAAGAGCAGAAGCTCAACGGCACCATGCGCGAAGAAACCAAAGCCTCCATCACTAAGCTCCAGACGCAGGTTGATGCGATGGACGTAAAGCTGGCAACGAGGATGGTTGCCGATCAGGGCCAAGGTTCGACCCTAGTCAAGACCTTCCAGGAGAGCGAAGGCGTCCAGCGTCTTTTGAGAGACAAGAAAGGCCATGCCTTCGTAACCATCAAGGGCAACGACATGATGGAGTTGATGAATCGTAAGTCGATCATCACTGCGGTCACTTCTGGGACCGGCCCTGGCGGCGATCCACTGGCGCCAGTAGGCACCCAGACCACGGGTGTCTTGCCAATCGGCCGCATTCCGGGAATCGTCGCGGAAGCGCGTCAGGTCCTCCGGATTCGCGACCTGTTCAGTCAGCGGCCAACCACGATGGCACTCGTCGATTTCGTCAGGGTTAACCAGCCCCTGTCGATTGCTTCGCCGGTTGCCGAAGCGAGCACCAAGCCGGAAAACCAACTGACCTTCACGGCCCTCAGCGAAAGGATCAAGCTCCTGGCCACTTTCATTTTGGCCACCCGCCAGGTGCTCGACGATTTTGTAGAGTTGATGAGTTTCATCGAGACATCACTTCCCTACTATGTCAACCTCGAGGAAGAGCTGCAACTTTTGTCGGGTGACAATGTGAATGAAGACCTGCACGGTGTCGGCACGCAGGCCACATCCTTCAACACTGCGCTATTGCCCTCCGCAGCAGCGGGCTGGAATCGCATCGATATAGTGGGGACCGCGATTGAACAGATCAACATCGCCAAGGAAATCGACCCAACCTTTGTCGTGATGAATCCCACCGACTGGTGGAAGATTCGTCTCACTAAGGATGGGTTCGGCCGGTATATCCTCGGCGATCCACAAGCTTACGTCAGGCCTAACATTTTTGGCCTCGACGTAGTCCCGACCACATCGCAGGCGGCAGGAACGTTCTTGGTTGGCTCCGGTTCGCCGGTGGCTGCTGAGATCAGGGATCGCATGGAGATGGCGGTCGAAATATCGACTGAAGATTCCGACAATTTTAGAAGGAACTTGGTCACAATAAGAGCGGAGAAACGGCTCGCAATGGTTGTCAAAAGGCCGCTCAGTTTCGTCCAGGGCTCGTTCAACACCTCTCCCTAACCAGTAAGTATCGGCGCGGGGAGGCTAAACCTAGCCTCTCCGCGACTTCGATGCGAATTATTTTCGGGCCCGGAAAATTTTAACCACCAATGTCGCGAGGCATAAATGAAGGTAATCGCAAACCGGGCGCTCCGCGGTGAGTACGGGACCGTGGTTCCCGATCAGGAATTCGAATGCCGTGACGAGATCGCGCAACAGCTTCTGAAATCCGGCCTGGTGCGGAACGCGCTCCCGCCCAAGGTCGAATACGAAACCAAGATCATCAAGCCGGAAGCTCCCGAGGTGGGCCCGCGGGAACCGTTTCGTGACCGCACTATGCCTGACGCGAAACAGGAGAACGTGGCTTCCGAAAGCGATCGAATGTTTCCTGTCGCAGACCTATCGTCGGACCGAACTACTGATCCTCGCGGACGGGGAAGACGTTCAGGATCTGGTTCCCGCTGACGATCGCATCCGGCTCGTTCACCTGGCCGAGCAACGGAAAATTGGCGAGAAGCGGAACTTTGGATGCGAGCGTGCGCTGGGCGATGTCATCTGTCATTGGGACGATGACGACTATTCTGCACCTGGTCGAATTGCTCATCAGGTCGAGATGCTCAATGAAAGCGGGCTATCGGTCGCGGGCTTCCACTCGATGCGGTTCACGGATGGGTCGAACTGGTGGCAGTATCTGGGGTCCAAGAATTACGCGCTCGGGACCTCACTCTGTTACCGGCGCGAATGGTGGCAGGCGAACAGGTTCAGTCTCGCGAACATCGGCGAAGACAACACGATGGTGTGGGCGGCACAGCATGCGAAACAGATCGTCTCGGAAGACGCCGGCGAATTGATGTACGCAACGATTCACCCGGGCAACACGAGTCCGCGCATGATCGCGGATAACTGGAAGAAGTTATGAACAAGACAATCAGCGTGACGGCAACCTGCACAGAAGGCCATAAGCAAACGATCCAGGTCTACGGGATGGCAATGGAGTGGGCCAAGGCCTGGGCCGCGCTCATGGACGGCACGTCCGCCTTCTACGTAGCCTCTCCCCGCG